CACGGTTGTGCGGTCACTGCGAATAGCTTCGCGCATATAAAATGCAACCACCTTTTCCATGTGCTTTTGGAACGCTTGTGCTTGATCTCTTATAGCAGGATGTGCCTTATCAGACACGCTAATAAGTTTTTCTACACAGCGTTCTGCAACTTCATCAGGACTAAATCCTCGATTTTGTGTTGTTTGTACGTTCACGATTGGATCGCTCGGTACATCAAAATTTAATTTAAACATTATTGTTTATCCCTTATAACTTTACCCACACGATATTCTTGTGTAGTTTCTTTTGCTTCTCCAAGCATTTTGAGCCCCATTACAGCTTCTTGAAAACGTTTATCATAGTTTGCCATAATGTCAGGTTCACCCTTCATAAAAGTATATGCCTCAACCAAAGTTCCATAGAGTAAGGTTAATTCAGCATTTTCACTTAACCAAGTCGTGCCTGTGCCTAAACCGCTCGTTAAACTTGCCGGTCTAAAAAGGTACTGGACTTCTACATCATAATTAGCATTAGGAGTAGGAGCTAATATGAAGTTACCTACATCAAATTGAGCATAGTATCTCGGCTTTCCGGTTGCTGTGTCGTCTGGATGAAAAGACTCAATATAAGATAAATCTTTAAATTCAAGAAACTCTTTTTCACTATTAGACGTTAAGGTTAAAGAAAAAGGTGCTAAAAAATCACTAGGCGCACCAAGAAATTTATTTCCTGATGTCATAGTACCTTGCTGATTACGCATAAAAAGATTTAGTTGAACGTTTTTGAGTATTCGTTCTTCAGCCGCCCTAATAAAAATAGGTAGATTGTTTACGAAAGTCGTTTCCGTGTTTTCCGTATAATCTTGAACGGCTTGTTTCAAACTATCAAATGTAAAACTCATGGTGTGTTCGCTTGGCCTCCCATACCTGAATGGTTGGTACAGTAGTAATACAACGTTGGAGCGCCAGACGCTACTGTAATCTTCGTGTACGCTCCTGCGCTACCCGGAGTTCCCACTGTCGTAACTCCCGTGGTGTATTGAGAGCCTCCACCCCACGTTCCGTTTGCAGTTGTGCTAAAACGTAAGGGATGACCACTATTGCTGGAGTCGCTCTGGTCAAACCAGTATGTATCCCCCTCGTTTAAAGTTAGCGTTGGAGATACAGATCCATTTATGTAGTACTTATTACCAGTTCCGTATGCGTTTGTTCCTGAAGCAACGGTTACAGCATAATTGGTAACATTTGTTGTTACTGTTACAGAACCAACCGCAGAGGTAGAGGCAATACCTGTTGGAGCCGCAATTACATTAGCTATTACAACGGTCACAGAACCAACAGATCCAGTGCCACTAGAGCCTGTTGCTGAAACGACTATTCCCTCCCCAACAGAAGCAGTTCCGACAGATCCTGTTGCAGAAGCAAACCCCGAAATTGCAACCGTGACAGAAGCCGGAAGAATAACAGTTACATCCCCAACCTCACCTGTGGCTTCGCTGCCAAGTGTTTTTGGAAAGAAAAGAGTAACAGTGCCAACTTGACCGGTTCCCACTAAATCACTTTCTTCGGTAATACCGTCAATTGTTTTAAAACCAACAGGATTAAACCCATATTGAGTTGACCGCTGACCCTCCAAATCCTGTTCCGGTCGGCTATCAACCAACGCTTGAGGATCTGAAACTTTTCTAAAAGGTCCTAATTGTGGGTGTTTAGGCTCAAATTCGTCTGGACCTACAAGCAGTCCGTTCCACTCCCTACGCATAAGGCGATAAGGATATTGAAATCCGGATCTATCCGAAATAGCTTTTGCATTTTTTCCGGACGCAAACTTACTCATTAACTCACTCTAAAATACTGAAAATCAGGAACTACGTTAAAAGAGGATCTATCTCTGTCCTCAGTGGCAGCCCGATCAAACTCTTCTTCATATACCGCTTTAAGTAACTGCACTCTGTTTGGGGCTCTTTTTAATGATAAGTAATATGCAAGACCTGCGGCTAAACAGGGATAAAACCTAAAAGGTAAATCAAGCGTATTTGTGTATACGTCAGCATCTTGTATTCGAGTCAGCGCATCCAAAACAATAACATCTGTGCTATTTTCTGGCACAGGCCATAACTTTAAATTTGGCGTAAGCTGTCGATCTAAAAAATACTGATTTGGTCTGCCTGTTGTTGTCTTAACAGGTATATTCAGAAACTCATCTCTACTTAATCTTTCAAGTTGAAAGTCTGTTCCATCTCTCCTTACCACAACAGAAAGAACATCAATTACATCTGTTCCTAAATCGTATTCACCGTCGCCAGAAACCATGGCAACGGTTCTTTGTTTTATAGTCCATTGATTTAGACCACGGTTAGCCCAGTCAGCTAGAAGGAGATTTAAAGATCTCTTTGCTGACTTCAGGTCGTATCCTGTGCGAACCTCAAGCCCACACCTTTCAAACGCTTCTTCAATATAATCAGCTACATCTAATTCAAAATCTGTTGAGTTCGAAAGGGTCATTACTTGTCCTCGTTATAAAGGTTGTCAAATATTCTATTTACGTCGAGTGTATAGTCTAAATCACTTTTTGAATAGTGTATATGTTGAGAAGGCTTAAAATGCGGCGCTCCCTCGCCAGTTTCAAACCAAGCTGGGTGTGTTACACGTACCCTGTTATTAGGCAACGCAACAATATTTCCTGTCCATTCTCCTGCATCAAGTAATTGTAAAACGTGACTTTGTTTATGTTGTGCTGGATCGTCTGCTATTTCGGATTCAGCGTAATCAACTGTAAACAGATATTTTGCAGGAAAAAAATCACTATCTATTTTTGCCAACCAAGGGCACGGCGTAGCTCTGTCCATCACATAAACGGCATGATGGTACGATGAGCAGTCCCATGGTTGAGCATCGTATGTATTCATTGGTTCGGGCCATTCTTCTAAAGGTATATCAGCAACCAAAGCGGTAATAGGCATTCTTGCCCACATTGCACCACCATGCACTGTATCCTCTTCCTCTCCCTCGGCCTCGTTTCCAGTAAACATAACTTGGAAACTCAAGCATCTATTCGGCATAGACGTAACACCGATAACCATAGCATGTAAAAATTCGCCGTGATAATCCTCGTGGTTGTGAGTATATTCACGGCGAACCCATGCCTTAAAATAAGGAATGTTGCTATATAAATAAGACATTATTTTTTAACTATTTTATACCCCGCAGGTAATGCAGCCTTTGCTTTAGCTAAAGATTTTTTACCTCCAGCGGCTTTACCCTTAGATTTTTTTGGCATAGCACCAACACCACCAAGGCTCATTTTTTTCACTCTACCACCAGCTTTTCCGCCTTTAGACATACGTCTAATTCTACCGCCAGTAGCGCCACCTTTAGACATCCGTCTTACTCTACCGCCTGCACGATAGCCTTTTTTCTTCATAGCCATATTTTCCTCCTTATGACTGGGTTACCGCACCTTTAGTGCGCTTTCTCTTTCTTACAACTCCGCAACCTCTAGCAACAGCAGTTCCCGGAATCTTTTTACCCCTAAAGGGCCTTTTAGGCTTTGTCTCTACAACAGAACCACCTAACCTCATTTTTCTAACTTTTGCTTTTTTTGTATTGGAGACAACGGTTTTGCCTTTTGAGCCTGCCGCTTTCTTTTTTCTGGCAGTTTTGGCACGTTCAGCCTGTGTCAAACTCTGCGCTTTGCTTCTGGGTAAGCACCGATCTGGGTTCTTTTTATTTTTAGAAGTGCCACACTTGCCTTTTATTTTGCCGTCTGTGCCAATTCTAACCCAATCTTGTTTGAGCCATTTCTTTAATTCACCCATTATCTGCCCTTCCGTTTGCCACCCTTAGACTTTTTGGCATAATTAGGATCTTTGCAATACTTTGAAGCCGCCAGATTAGCATAAGCACTAGGATATGTATCAAAGGTACGTTGAGCCCAAGCTTTACCCTCTGGACAGATTTTACTTCCTTTACTCTTGGAAGAAGCTTTTTTTGATTTTCTTGAATAATTAGCCATTAGCACTTCCACCTTTTTCTAGCTTGTCGCAATCTTGAATTTGGATTCTTGGCCGCCTTTGGAAATTTTTTCATCTGACCAGCAGATCGAGCGCAAAAGGACTTGCGTCTTTTGGCGTCTTTACTGCCCTTCTTAACTTTACCGGTAACGGCTGTCTGAAGTTTAGAGCCGGGGTTCTTTCTTCTATACGCGGCAACCCCAGCTTTCGTCATCCCCGCCCCTTTGCTGGTGGGGCGAAAATTTTTCTTGTTACGTTTAGGCATATTATCGCGTTTACGTTCCGCCATATTTCGTAACCTTAATTAAAGAAAAAGGTAACCGCTGTTATGTTTGTAAGGACAGATACATGAATGTCACTCACCCTGATACCGTTTGCAGGTATGTTTACAGAGTGTGTGTCAGAAGCGTTAAAATCAAGATCCAAAACGGTAGCCCCGCCATTACCGTCAGTGACGGTAAGGCGAGGTGTACCTGAACCTGTTTTAAGCTGTATCTGACGAATACGTGACGGTCCCACACTTAAAGCACCTGTAGCAGTGACACGTTTTGTTTTTACATCAGAAATAGACATATTAAATATCCTTATGCTATGTCATCAAGTAAAGCACAAACAATACAAGTTGCAGTCGCGGCACTTGATCCATCGTGACCAATTGCGTGTACGTCAGCAACTGTTGCGTTTGGATACCTACCATAAAAAGACTGATTAGGACTAATTTTAACCGCATCTGTAGTAGTGTTTGCTACAGTACCAGCGTTAAAAACAACATAAATGTCATTAGCCGCATCCGTATTTTTTATATATATGAACTCAACCTTATCACCTGTCGCCACAGTGCCGGGGTTTGCGTTAGCATTTACCGCCGTATAATCTGTGTAGTAACCAGTAATCAAATCCGTGCTTGCTGCTGTAACACTGGTTAGCTTGTAGTACCACTTATCGTTCGCATCCTTTGGCGAAACAGTGGTTGTGGCTTCGATAGTTTTGGCTATCTCGTCCGGTAAAATCGTAGTCTTCATGACTACTGTTGCTGCATCTGCCATATTTTATCTCCTATTAAGAAGCGTCTGAAGAGCTAGAAATACCTATGAACTTCATAACTATGTCAGTATCACCACCGGGATCACCAGATACCACAATTTCAGTTAATTCTGCTGTTGCAGTAGATGCTGTTGTTGTGCCACCGGACATTCCTAAAACACCGTTACAAGGGAAAAAACCTTTAAAGCCTGTGCTGTTCACTGCTACCGATATACCATCTACAAATCCATCAGTATCAGTATCTGTACCAATATCAACAAGGTTTACGTTATTAACTGATGCTGTAGTTACGGCAATCATAACAGCCATAGGGATGAAGTTTGAAGGAATACCAACGGAAGATTCTTTACCTGTAGTATCACCATTAGCAACAGTTACGGTTGCGGTATATACAGATAAAGTCATTTCACTGGTAAGATCACCAGTTGTAGAACTTTTAATAATATTTTTAAAACCGTTTTCTGAACGGACGGGACCGTTAAATGTCGTGTTAGCCATATCAATCTCCTGTCTTGGCTATTGTCAGTAACTTCATGTTACTGTCAGGAATACCCTCACTATAACACAGTAAACTAAAAAAGAAAGGGGCCTTTGCAGGCCCCTTAGTTATCAGAGAGGTAATCTTTTGCAAAAAGATAACCTCATTGTAACACGTTTTACGCTCCGGGTGTACCAAAAACGCAACGCCAGTCAGAAACACCAAAGCTGTAACGCTCACGTGCCTTGAATCGCATGTTACCGGTGTCGAAATCACCTTCCATTGCCGTCTTAATTGGCGAACGGTTGAAGAATTTGAAACCGTTTGGCGCATCCGTTTTAATGAAGAAAGCGTCTGTATCTGTTAGGAAGTGGTTAACCACTGCCCCTTCAGGAATCATACCCATATTCTTCATCGCGTTTGCGTCATTGTCCGCAGTTGCTGAACGTAGGTTTGAGTTCATCACACGCTCTGCAATAAATTGCAGTTCTTTTGGAATGATGAGTTTTGTACCACGTACAGCGATTTTTAGACCACGCTCGTCAGTTAAACCTGCGATATCAATCAACATCTGCTCAAGTGAAGTCTCGTTCAAGTCAGCGGCTGTTGAAAGAAGGTTACGCTGGTTGCCTGATAGGCTTGGGTGTGAACTAGAACACAATGCTGCTCCATCACCCACGGCGTTTGCACCTGCACTAAACGCATTGTTTAGAATAGACGCAGCCTTAATTTGCTTTGTTTGCGCCATAGAGCGGGCCAAAGCTTTAGTGTAACGAGACGCTAGACGATCATAAAGATTGTCTTCAATCGCTTCTTCAGTAATTGAAAAAGCAAGAGCAATTGTCTCATGTGTGTAACGCGCAGTGTATGTTTCCTGTGCATCGTCAAAACTGATGGCTCCGCCTTCAGATTTCACGGGTGCAGTGGAAAAACCACCAAGCATTACTTCTTCTTCGAATGCACGATCAGAAGATTCCTCTTCAAATATTTCGGCATGCTCGTTTTCATAACGAGTGTACTCAAGTCCAAACAGGGCGTTTAGACCGGGTTCTAGCTCTTTAGCTAGTTGTGCGCGTGATATAGCCATATTTAACCCTCCTTATACGCCTGTTGTGGTCGCTGTGGTCTGAGAATCAAACCGCGACGTAGTTGCATTGAAATGAGCGTTAATTCGAACAATCAATGGTATACCAGCAGCGGTAAAATCATTGTTTGCTTCATCATCCATAATTCCAACAATTCGCAACGGTAAGGTTGCTGTTGTATTTATAGAAGTTACGCTCAAGGCTGAGTTTGAATTGCCCGTATTGGTTGAACCAGTACGTGCAGATGTACCCAAAGAAGCGTTTGCAAAAACGCCTGTTAAAGCAGTGGCGCGGTCTGTAAGACTTGCGTCAGAAGCTACTTTAAATAATTGATTTGGGTTATCAGCCACAAAAGCCTTTACAGGGTGATTAGTATCAATGCTGATATTGTTGGAACCGGGAAAGAAATTTTTAAATGTTGTCTTTTTAGTTCCTGAATCAACATATTCTACGCCCATCAGAACACCAAGAGCAGGAGTTGTACCCCCACTTGTCGCTCCCGCATGATCAATTACGCCTGCCGCAGTCGGCACACATAAAGAAAATTGGAAGATCGGATTGGTGTTGTTAGAAGCGATTTCATACTGAGTTACCCCAGTTGAATTTACACCGTTTCCAACAAGCCCGATAGGACGTAAACCGAAGGCAGTTTCTTGGTTTGCCATTTTAGTTTTCTCCTAATTGGGCGACCCTAACTTTTTCGAGGGCCACCGAAGGTTACACGAGATTGACGATCAGCTTTACTAATCGTCATGGTTGAGTGTGCATTCTCGCGCATCATATCGTGGTCAACCGCATCTTGCTGATGTTGGCTACGCTCATTAAAATACGCAGTCCTTTCAGCTACAGTCTCGTTCGGTATTCTTGCGAGAAGCAATCCGCCTACTCCAAACACACCTTCATATTTACCTGATTCAACTACCGGGGCCTCAAAGTCCGGAAACTCGTCCTTACGAACCAATTCCCATCCTTCGCGCATTTTTGCGCTAATGTTTTTAGTATCATCAAAACCACGCGTTTCAGCGCGAATCCAACGATGCTTAAAACCATCCGGTGCAGGCGGTGCATCTAACATTGACGGGGGAGCCCAAGGCTTTCTTACAGCCTCTTTCTCCCTAGTTTGTGTTGCGCGAGAAGCTCGATTATTTGTCTGTTCAGTCATGTTTCTTACTCCTTCACGTGTTTCGCATATTCTTCCAGCGGCACACCCAATTTCTTCGCGATAGCGACTTGGCTAGGGGTGAGTCTAACCTTTTTCCCACTGCGCCCAGAGGTGGTTCTTGTGGCACCAGCAACCGTCTGAGCGGGTCGTTTGCTAGTGGTTTTTGCGCCCGTATTAAACTTATCGTCAATACGGCGGTCAAGCTCAGTATAGTACTCATCGCTCGTGGGGTCAAACCCTTCTTCTTCGACAAGTTTTTTATGTATCCCAAAAGCCGCATAAGTCATGGCTTCATCGTCACCAAACCATGTATTACGCAAGGCCCATTGCTCTGCTTTAGCGTCAGGGCGTCTAGGAACCTGCTGTGGAGCCGGTTGAGGTGTTTGCTGAGGTACAGCCTCTGCTTGGGCTTTTTGTTGCTCCTGCTGCGCTTTGGCCTGCTCTGCACGATCTGCCTGTATAGCCAGATTAGTTAGCTTACGTTGCGCCTGCACTGTAGCGGCGCTGTCGCCAATCTCAATAGCTCGTGAAAGCTCTGCCTCCGCTTGTTCCATCTGAGACGTAACTCGTGACGAAAACTCATTGACATAATTGTTGTCCAAAGACTCCATGCGCTGTTTGATCTGTTCAGACTCAGCCTGAACGTTTTTAGCATAAGTCAACGCTTCTTCACGCTGACGCTCTGCTTCACGCATTTTCTTTGTTAAACGGTTAATTCTTTTTTGCGTAGCATCTTCAGCCTTTTTAAATTGATCGTCTGAATCCGCTTCAAGAACTTCAACCTCTTCTGTTTCTTTAGGAGCTTCAGCTTCTACTTCCACTTCCTCTTCTGTTCCAAGATCAAGTTCTACCTGATTTTCTTCTGCCATAATTTACCTCTTACAGATGTTGAATATCTTCTGGGTCCATAATTGTCGCCAGAATTTCGTCGTCGTTTAATATCCGGACTTCTCCTCCGTCTATCTGGAACCTAGAGCCAGCATAACGGGCAAACATTACCCATTGCTTCTCCTCGCACCAAGGACCCGTCGGAAACTTGTCCTTGTCCTGATACGCAAGAGGGCCAACCTTTAAAACGTAGCCAACCTGCGTAGAAACCTGACTACGCTCTTTAACTTCATCAGGTATAAATATACCGCCAGTGGTTTTGGCTCTGCCTTGATAGGGGAGAATAAGAATGCGCCAACCCGTCGGGTGTGGCATCCGGTCTAACAAACTTGCACCAATCGTATCCGGATTCAGTACAGGTTTATCGACATAAGCATCTGCAAGATTTGCAGTGTTTTCTTTTTTCATTTCCTTGACGGCTTCAGCCGCGCCGGAAAGATCAACTTTAGTGCCTTCATTCATCAGTTTGCTCCTGTTTATCTAGCAGGCTCTTGAGTTCCTGTTCCACATGATCTAGGGCTTTTAAATTCCCCATAAGCTCACGATATTGCTCCATATTCGAGACATTGTCATAAAATAACAAGTCCTTAATCGCCTCGCGCCGCTCCCGTATAATACGATAGACAGCCTCGGCTAAACTTATTTGCATACATTTCCTCCTATATTTAACTGCACCCTAACATACAAGATATAGGATTTACTAGGAGAAACTGTGACTTTATGCGATTATTTTAACCATCCGTAAATTTTATTGGTTTCTTTTACTCGATGATCTAATCCGGTGTAACCTCCATTAATGCGTTTGGTCAAACGCTTAATTGTATCGTCACTAACACCCTCATCGCATATTTTCCACAGGTTGTTCTTTTTAAAAAACCACAAAGCCGTCTCCATCGCATAGTCTTCTTCAAGCAACTTCGGATTTTCTAAAACTTCTGGAACCCGCATGTCTGAAGCAAAAGCTCGGACGTTGTTATAGCCCGTCAATTGTAAAAATCCGCGTCCAATGTAGGCGCTGGCTTTTTCTTTCGTATCGTTCCCCATGCGGTCAAAATATACGTTTTCGGCCAGTGCTTTAGGATTTTTTGCAAAAGGCTGGGCGCTTTCTTCTGTAGGAAAACGACTAGGCCAAACCTTCATCATAGCCTGTACAGAATAATTTAAATTTTCACAGGTGTATCTAAACGTACCGCTTTCATGAACAACTTGTCCCAGCAAATGTGCGCCACGCTCTGGAGACAATTCATAGTGTTTCACTATGGCTTTGGCTGTGTTAGGCCCAAACGCGCCGTCTGGAGTTACGCCACATTTTCCCTGCAACATCTTTAATGCTTCAAACGACATCAGATTTATCCCTTTTAGCCATAAGATCTTCAAGGTTTCTGACTTTAGTGCCGCCATCGTAAGCCCAAGCATAACCCTCATCAATCATAGTTTCATTAATAGACGTTACATCCTTTTCTGACTTGTACAACCAACCAAGCATACGACCAAATTTACCGTCTTTTTCAGTCTTTACGGTAAGCTTTGTTGCTTCCATAAGATGCATCTCCAAAAACTCTGTAGCTTGGTAACCCATCTCTTTTTCTTTTGGATTCTTAGTTCTAGTCTCAGGCGTGTCTATGCCTGCAAGCCTAACACGTTCTTTCTTGGTAAGATCAAAACCAAGATCAATACTTATATCTATGGTGTCACCGTCAACAATTCTGTCTATAGATTTTACGAAATAAGTGTACATTACGATCTACCTCCAACATATCCACCAACAACGCCAATAATTCCCGTCAAGCTCATCTGGAGCAGAGCAATTATATCTGGATGTAACTCGCCACCATGTTCATTAGCCATCTTAAATTCGTCATAGATTATAAGGCCAAGTATAGACATAAGACCTATAACTAAGATTAACATCGTTATGTCTTTCATGTATGGCATTACTTTCTCCTCGTAAATTGTTTGTACCCTTTGACACCAAAAGAGGCTGAAATTGCAATACCCAAGCTGTAAAAATACCAGTCTGGTGCCTTGTGAAGCTGTTCAAAACCTCGGTCTACAAGCCCTTCTGCCCCCGGTATGAAGGCTAAAATTAATGGTATACTTAGCACAATTACAAAAAATTCGTCTTTCCATGAACTTTTAGAATTTTCTGCCATTATCCGTTCCCAATCGGCAACAGACGTTTTTTCTGACAAAAGAATTTTTGCTTTTGCTTCGGCTTCTGTAAGTTTTAACTTCGCTTCTGCGGCCTGCTTTGTGGTCTTTGCATCCAGCCAGCTACTCGCCAAACCCGCTACGGGGCCCAATAATTGTCCTATCATTGATTTTTACCCATGTTTGTAAACCCGTAGTAAGCGCCCACAATAGCAGCAATAGATACATAATATATATTGCTCATGCTTGCTAACATTACAGAAGCCTGTGGTAGCTCCATCCACTCAGTAAAGACCACGCCAAACGGAAACACAAGCATACCAGTAAGGCTAAACCACGCCATTCTACGTTGTGCGTCTCTTTTGGCATCAGAATCCATCATAATCCTACGGCGATCTTCGAGCATAATTTGACGCTCTTCGGGATCAATCTTTCCGTTATCGTTCAAATCGTAATTTGTTTTGGGCATCTGCATACTCCTGTACTATTCTTCTTTCGTATCCCAATATTAACAGCTTACCACTTTTATCGTATGCTGCAAACTTTTT